CTTCGGACAGGATTATAACTCTACATCAAGCGGTCATTCGATGATAGACATTAGTTGGAGGCTTCAGATTGTCCCCATATCTGTTTTGATAACCTGAAATGAATCCACTATGAATAATGTAGGTTAGTTGGGGAATTTCCCCTGTTTGGGCCGTCAAACCTTGTTTTCGGGGGAATACCTAGAAGATACAAAAAGCCAACCAATCCGCAACACATTGTATATTAATTAGTTGGATGATATAATATTTAATAAATGTCCCTCTATAGAAAGTCCATGACTTTCATGTTTGGGGACTGCTATCGGTTCAAACTGGCCGTTACGGTCACACGGAATGGAAATGACAGATTCTCCATGTTCGGTTTGGATTTTCTTCGGATAACTGCCATTCCGGGAGTTGCCAGTGTTGTTTCCTGCCTCAGAATTCTTTTCATAACCCAAATGGGCATCCATTTCGCCTTCAAGCATCTTTTCCAATACTTGGGCATGCAACTGCTTCAGAAACTTGCTCACATCGGCTTCTGTTTTGAACTGGCTAAGGAACTCCTTTCTTAATACCTCATTAGGCACTACTTGATTCTTTTCTTTCATAATCTTCTTCATTCGGTAAATGTATAAAATAAAAAATACGGAACTCACTTTGAATCCCGTATTTTCCATTTACACAAAATATTTTAATAAAAATAGAAACAATGGAACGAGGTTATTTGGTATGATAACTTCATTTGAATGAATATAGAAAGTTTATTGGTTAAAATATGAATTGAATAACTTGTTTGAAAAGTGACGAAGACACGGTTTTATCTGACGGATGGAAGGTTATAGTTGGGGGGGGGAACGTGAAAGCCGACTCCCTTGACCGATATTTTGGGATAGTAAAAGCCTGTAATATTGCTTTTTTCAGCAGTAAATCTTATATTTGCGTTACAAAAATGTTCTTTGAATGTATGCAAAATAAAACAATCGGTTGAATCTCACTCGTTTCTAAACCGTTACCTATTTTTGTAAATGATATGATAACTATTTTATTATCAATTAAATAGCTAAAATATTATATTTACCATTTGTTCTACCTGTTCTCTAATCTCTGCCAGATAGAACCCTTGTCTGAAGTCCTTGTAAGGTTTACACCTTGACAAGTCTATCTGTTCAATTATAGTATTAGAACCGTAATATGGTTTCATTGAATGCCCCCTCCATTATTTAGACAAACTTGCGTAAGCTCCTGAATAGTATCATCAAATGAAAACAAATGCTCTGCATCATAATGTTCTGTAAGAAAGTCAATACCATTAAAGCGTATCAGATAATTATTTGCCTCACGAACAAAAATATGATGAATTCTGGCAAATTCACTGGTGGCAGCAACAATAAATGTTATCCCAACTTCATATTGCAATCACTTGATAAAATGTTAATTATGAATTTAGAGTTTGGATAACATTTATAACCTATAGGTTGATATTAATCAAAATTTTCAGCCTATGAATAATCCTTATCTAAAATCCAATTTCCAAATGCTAATTGATCACCTGGGAAAAACGAGGTTGTAAACCTGATTCAATCTAAGATTAAAGAGACTCTGTCTTTTCCAATGAATGTTTATAGCAGTAATGAGCTATTCGATTACCTAATAGTGAAAAAGTCTACCACCAAATTAGAAGATCCTATCCCTCGTCAGCAGAAACCAATAAACAGGCCTTTGGGTACGGTTGCTGGGATTTTATCCAAGATCTTCAATCAAAAAAGAGATCGGAGAATTATATCCGCTCTCATTATCCCACACCCACAGAGCTAATGCAAGTGTAATAGATCTGGGTAAGCCGTACACCCAAAAGGGTACCCCCATCGATACCGTACTATTCCTATATGGAATCTTTGTCCTATTTTCGTAGCCGTTGTAAGACTGATATGACCATTTTACTATGCTACACAAAAATTTGTAACTACGTATAAGTCCGGAATCAGTATGTCCTTATGACTTTCGTCATCATTATGCCACCACAAGTATCACGCAGTGGGAGAAACATGATTTTGAGTTCAGCTGCAAATAGCTCTCTATCAAGAAGCATGAGGCATAAGGACATACAGAGTTCCTTCTATTATTTTCATTTGACATCTATGCTTACGGACAAACAGAGAAAGAAGCGACTTATTTCGGACGAATACTCTGAGCTACCAGATGTTTTTCAACGCTTGGGAAAAGGGGAACATTAAAAAGGGTACATCAAAGAAGTCAGAGAATACGAAAATATAGATGTCAGCCTTACCCCCCTTAGGATATCAAAAGGCAGAAGGTGTTGCCAAGATAATTCTGGATTCGCTCAAAGCTCAAGGAAGATATGCAGCCAGTGAACCGAACCTATTTACTCTCTATTTCGCTGCAGCAAAAAAGCATTCAAACAGGCAATCGGGGCTCTTTACAAACAAAAGATAATCAATATCGATCCTGAAGGAATCCAATTAATCGATAAAGATTGATCACAAAAAAGGCCTGCAGTCGAAACTGCTAGCCTTTTCTGTGGAGATGGAGAGTCTATGTTAATCACTACACACAACAACAAATAACTACAATTAAACTAATTATCAACGCATTGTATTTCTAACATTATATAGTTAACTACAAATAAAAACAATATAGTAAACCGTATTTAGTCCCCGTTTTTTTTAAATAGGGACTAAATAGGATTACTTTACTTCTCATCCATTGCATCCATGTACAACCAAACTTTTCCATCCGGTGCGTCCGCGTCCATAAAATAAAAACTGATGGCATCCTCAATGATTTTCTTGTCAGCATCCGCGTTAAACCATTCCGCGAATTTGACATTTTTATCATGCCAATTGGCATTAAGAGCGACATATACATCCCATATGTTGGTATTTCCTGGTATACTCATGCCTTTTATGGCTGAAGTTACCTGATCCATGCTCCAATGTTCACCTTTGATCGTTTTCCCCCTCGTATTTTTATGGTGCATCCCCGCAACATCTTCACGAGCAAAACACTCATTATAATGAGGGCCACAAAACACTTCGTGTAAATCTCGCATAGCTTCGTCATATACGTCTGGATTCTTTTCTTTCAAACACATCATTGCGCCCTCTAACGCATAGATAGACTCCCACATTTTCTTTTCAGTACCAAAACCTTTTGAATGGTAATCCTTTATTAACTCCTTGTAATTCATAATTCTTTGTATTTAGTCTGTAAATATTGATTTCAATTCCAAAAAGTCAGCCTCCGTTATACGAATAGCGTTAGTATCACCTATTATAAAGTTCATAAGTCCGTTATCCGGCAGCTCTAACAAAATAGATCCCTCGCCTATCGTTCCTTTAAAAAACCCTTGTTCAAACTTGTAAGGCTTCATCGTTTTAAAGATATTCATCATGTCGTCAAAAAGCTCCCCCTTATCATAATTGCCTTTCTCATCTGCGACAAAAAGCATAAGACCTTCTATCTTTTCTGTTATCTCTTTATCCTTAATAATAAGAATATTATGAACACCTCTTTTCAAATATTTTGCCAAAGGCTTAAATGCCGTATTCCCCGAAACGAAAGTATTGATCCTATCTTCCGCCCATATTTCTACAGAGTTTATAAATCTACTTTTTAGCTCTAATGCTTGTTGTTTCAATTCCATAAGGCATTCAATTAGACTTTTTCTTATTTCCACTATTTTTCAACTTCAGAAATTCCGCATAAGGCATATCTGCATATTTAGAAGTATATTCATTGAATAGTGCAATATTTTTGTTAGCCTCTTCTGAAGCAGATTTCTTCACTCTTTTAGTAATTGACATTAGATTTTCCAATGTTTCTTTTCCGTCTTTAACCCCTTCCACAATAGGCCTCATTATCCTCATATACTCCCTGTTAAGTATGCCCATTAATGTATTTTGAGCTTTTTGATATTCGGGATCATTGTTTAATACATCAATTTCCATATCCGTCATATCATTAACGATATTATCCATCTCATCCCATAATGGGGATTGGCTCCTCTGAGCTTGCGATTGAGGATTAAGCGCCATTTGTTTTTGCGCCTGCACTTGGCTAAGAGTCTCCTGTAACCTGCGCTCATAGGCTTCCATATCTGCGTTTATACTATTAGAGGATGATCCTAATAACGGATCTCCGCCTCCTATAAATACGTTATTTAATGCCATAATAATTTTGTTAGTGGTTGATAATAGGAAAGTGGTAAGCCCCGAAGGGCTACCACTAACTTTGCTTTTTACGCTTTACTTTAACCTTTGCAGATTTTGTATTTTCAAGCGGTTTCTGCCGGAGCACTTGTCTGGGGAAAACCACAGCAGCTACGATAACTTCCGTAACCGGAAACGACGGGCGTATTAGGAAGAACCAATTCGCCTTTAATGTTACGGCAATCGAGACGATTAGTGTAATTTACCGATGCCGTGAAAGCACGATCAATTTCGCACTGGATCAACTTGTCCTGGTACGGACGGATAGCCGCTCCTACTGCTACTTCTTTTTCTAAATGACCGATACGGGCACTTAGGACATCAAAACCGTCACGCTGACTCTTATATAGACCAAAAGATGCGTTATTCAATTTTTCGGTCTGATAATCGTTCAGGTCTCGCATAGATTTGTACAATCCAAAATCGCCGTTTACCTGAGACTGGTAAATCTGAAATTTTTCAGCGACATCCGTATTACGATGGTCGTAATCTGCTTGCATTCCGGATACCTTCAATCCCCACATAGCATTCGTCAAGGCAAGAGCTTCCTCGCAACCCTTTTCCCAAGCCATAAATGCAGTAGGAGCACCTACGCCGGAACCACCACTACCTCCTGTTGTTGTATTGATGTTTACATTTTCTGGCATACCGGCTCCACAGCCGCCACCGAACAAACCTCCGCGATTACGAGATACAGCCCATGCGCCCAACGCTGTTCCAATGATACCTAATGTCAATCCTGCATTACCAACACCCTTAGATGCATAATCTTTGTGCTCACTGTCATGGACAATTTCCTTTTCTTTGATTATTCTTTCCGCTTCCATATATATGATTTTTATGGTTATGTCCGAGTAACCCGGACACCACAAAAATCACCATAAGTGCTTTGCTTAATAAATAGTTGTTTGCTAAGTTATTGCTAATTTATTGCTCTCGCAATTAATCATTCATATTCAACTAATTCTTCCCTCACACTTTCAAATAAACTACGCAGATAATAGCTCCTTTTTATCCTATCCGGGTAGATGTTCTTTATCCGATTAACTGCCTGACGAGTCATGCCGGTTAGTATAGCTATCGTTCCGTCACTATATTTATGTTCCGTCAAAATAGCAATAACTATTCCTCTGGCATCTACATTTATTTCTTTATTGCTCGAAAGTAACATTAGAGGATCGGTACCTATTGCCTGGCAAACGGTCACCACCACTTTTTTATAATACATTTCTACCCGATTCATAAACATTCTGTTTAGTTGTTTGTTTTAATATTACTGCCGGGCAAAAAAGCACGGCCAAAAGAGCTTAGAGCCTCCCAGCCGTGCAACGCATTAAAACAACTACCAGGTCCGTTTTAATTTTTAGGTTTGGGAGGCTTTCTTTTCCTCCCGATATCCATACTATCTTCACAGACGATATAGATAAATTAACAAATGTTTTCTACCAAATTCTATAAAATCCTCCCACCCCTATATAAGGTGATAAACCATACCGACCAATCCCATAACCGGCTGTAATACCAATCCCCCAGCGACGGGGTGACTGCTGTTTTGTTATATACATTGTCTTTCGAAATATATCAATACTATCCAGCGAAGGATTATATCCTGACACCCAAGCGCGATAATCATCCGTCAAGTATTCTTTCTGTGTGACCGGGACAGGCACAAAAATCGGCTCTTTCACTGTATCTCCCTCAAGTGTGATGTAGACAGGGAACATCTCTGGGACCGTCTGTATCACGGTTTCGTAGACAGGATAAGGAATACTATCTCGAATCGTGTCATGCAGGATCAACGTGTCGTTTTTTCCAACAAGTTCATCCCCTATCCTATTCGTGTGCCGACCGGCCAAGAAGCAAAGAAGGCAGAGAATCAAAATCAATATTACATGCCAAGATTTCATAACAAAAGCCATCCTGTTATAACATCCGACATATCGGCCTCTACCCCATTCTCAACCTTGCTCATCCCGGCCACAATACGGATCATCTGCTCACGGTCGTTGATGTTTATCGGGTCGTCGGATGGGATTCCGGCATAATCTGATACGGCCTTTACATAAGCTTCCGTATGGTTTTCTTTCGGTGGTGCCCACCGGCTAATTATCTTGCGAATAGTGTCCAACTTGTAATTTTTGTAATAGTTAGACAATATTTTAAACATCGCCCGATATCCGTAAGCCATTGTTGTAAATTGCTTAAAAGACTTGTCCTTGCTTGGACGGATTTCGCCCTGAAACAAATCATCATTGATCCGGATATTTCCGGGATTGTTATTTCTAAGTCCTCTTGCTGTCATAATAAATTCATCCATTATTTTTAATTGTTCATTGATCTAAATCTAAAAATCGCTGGGCGGCTCACGATCCGAACACCCGTGCTTGTTGCACTTGCGGAACTCTAACGCACTGTTCTTTATCACAAGCTCTGTGTTCTTTTCGGTCAGTTCCCGGACTCGTTTACGGTATTCGTCTATTTTGTCATAAAGGGCATCGATCTTGGTATCCAGTTCGCCGACACGTTGCTCTTTCTTTTCGTATAGCTCTTTCCATTCGGCGGCATATTGCGTGATATTGTCCGCTTCCGCCTTTTTAGCCTCTGCGCCCGCTTTGCGCTTGTTATATTCCCGGTAGCCCCAGTAGCCGGCAACGGGGATCAGTACGGTGGTCACAAAGCCGCCAATCACATTCGATAGGCGGCTAAGCGTTGTCAATAATTCTTCTTCCATATCTTTATATGCAAATTAATACACAGAGATAAGCAGCCACAAATGAAGAAATCTCAATCCAAAACATCGGCTTACTTTGATAGAGCTTATACCAGAATGTGCCTTCTTTTTCTTTGGCAATATTTAATACAGCATATCCAATATAGGTAAGCCATACAAATAACATAGGCCATAAGTTAAGTGACACCCAAATTTGAGAGAATAATATTGCCATCATTGCACCGGCCATATGTCCCCGGTGTTGGAATTTATCCGCTTTGTAATCTGGAAAACACCCGACAACGATCATCCCGGCCAACGCCAGGTAAGCGAGAAACTCCGTCCCCGGCTTACTGACCTCCAAGATCGCTGGCATTAACACCATAGGACAAGCCCACATTGTGAAGCGGAACCATCCTTTATGTTCAATTGCATAGAAAGTCGCACTGATTGAATAAGGTATACCTTTCTGCTTAATGCATACAGCGGTCGTATAGGCCGCAATAATCAACATAGAAATAACTATTAACCAAATCATAATAACTTGTCATTAAAGTACGTGTCGAATTTAGATGCCGCCCGACACAAAAGGCGGAATAAACTTATCTACCTGGCAACTTCTACGTAGTGGCCAACCAACGCGGATAAGTCCTGTACCAAGGCTATTCCGCTATCCCGTGTACACTTATAGGTTACATTATCCTGCTTGTAATACTTACCGCTTTCGAGGATAATACCAGCAAATAAGGGGTCGTGACCTTCGTTATAGGGTATCGGATCGTCAATAGTACCGGTATGTTCTTCCGTCACTTCGTGCCACAGCGAATGTGCCCCTTGTCCCGGGCGCCAGTCTTCTTGTGTTCGATGAGCCAGGTCGCATTCAAATAGTTTGTCACCTTCCTGATATCGATCTCCCTTGTTAACATCAATTCCAACCTTCCATATCGGGTGCCGATTCTTAACTTGTAATGCTTCAGATGCCGTTAAACCGTATGTATTGATCTTTTCGGTAGCCTCCTTGTCCATTTGGTCAAGGGCCAGTAACCGGCTAAATTCCCTGTTAATCTCTACACCTTCCGGCAAAGCCCATTCTTCGCTTGCCAGCAGATCTATAAACTCTGGGTCCGTAGATTCATATTTCGGAAATTCCTCGTCGCCGAAAGGTGATAGAAACTCTTCATGCAAGATTACCTTGCTTTGGTCTACACTCGTCCTCATTTCCGGTAGGACTTCTATTCCGTGGGACTTTGCCCATACGATGTTTACAATTGCGTATTTCATATCCAATTAATTTTTAATGTTACTTTGCTTTTAGGGTTTGGAGGTAGTTGTAGGCTTTGATACAGTCGTCTTTGGAGAGGATATGATTATCATAGATACCTAAATTCTTAAAAGCTATTTGTGCATAATTGGTTCCATTGCTCGCCACGAATAAAGTACCTTTATTATCAGTAAATTCCCCCACATTTATTTTTAATTCACTCCAGTTTTCATCATAACATCGTCCATCAGAACATATAGCCTTTAGAGATTTAACTGGCAAAGTTTTACCTGCTGTTCTAAACACGATCTTAATGGCTTCGGGTTGATTAAAAATGTGAATCTGAGGATGGATTGATAAACCAGCATTAACTGAAGTTTTAGAGAATAATATCCATTCTCCTACTAATGTAAAATCTTTTGATATAGTTAATCCTACTGCTCTACCAGTATCATCCACCCCATCAGTAACCAGGTAGCCAGCATATTCACCTTCTTCATTGTACCCGCTCCCTTCAATAAAACCCAAATTTAGACAGACAAGATCATTACCATTGCCCGTAATGTTGGCAATAGTAGCACGATCTTCGTCCTCGTTGGTTTTGCCTACCACTGTCCATGCTTGGTCGGGGAAGAGCCAGGGATAGGTCTTGACGAAGTAGTCTTTGATCTTGGTCAGTTCTTCTTCGGTGGCATCGTGGTCGAGAAATACAAGTTCCCAGATAGCAGCGTTAATACAAGTTCCTACATTAATTGGAGCTAATTTCCCAACATGTAGCACATCTGTTCCTTCAAAATTACCAGTTGTAATCGAAACACCATTATAACTTTTAGATGTCTGATAAGTAAGGATGTGTGGTAAATCCATTTCACTCCCTATTGCTCCAAAAGATATAGGCTTATTAAGATGATCGGCTTGTATATTTCTATATTCTAACAAGAAGGCACCATTATTGAGCCAATTCTTTACATTAGATACTAATCCTAATGCTCCTTCTCCCCTTGTAATCCACTGTCTCAACGCCACAACCGTATATCCCTTTTCTTTAGTCAAAATAGGAAAATTCTCACAAACACCGTAATCGTCTACTCCGTCAAAGACGAGTGCGCCGGGGTAAACATCACTAATACCCGAACCCTCCTTCCAAGCGAAATTCTTGAAGGATAAGAACCGACCTTTATGGTCCGCATCCTCGATCCTCGGATCGTCCATAGCCGCCATCATCTCGTTCGTCAGGCCGCCGAAATGCCAACGAGTGACATCGCCCGGAAGTTGCGGGAAGCCGTCGCCGGAACCGCCACCACCGGCCATTTTTCCGTATGCAGGAAATGGAGCATTCAGGCGCAGCCTATTTAGCTGCACCTGGTTAAGCCCTATTTTGTTAAGCCCTATCATGACTGATATGCTATTTTAGCCAATGTCACTTCTGCCCCGCTCTCAATTCGGATGTGCATACCGGCAGGGACGTTCGGTATCTCAAAATCCAGATTGGCCATAAGAGGCCATGCCGGAGGCAGCGGAATGGGGACATAATCCTCTCCCGTCAACGACTGCTGAACGCTCAATGCTCCATAAGCTCCCGATACATTTGTACGGGAAATCTTAATATTAAAAGGTCCTGTTGCCTCGAACTCGCAAACATACAGGTCACCTTCTTTATTAAATGTCAAATCCTGTAAATCCATTACTTCACCATTTTATCGAACAATACTGCTAATGCGCCTGCCGGCACATCCTTATTGGCATCAACGAGCTTGTCAAATGCAAGCTCCGTGAGAGATTCGATTTTCACATCTACCGGTTCACTATTCATACCGCCTTCAAAGCATCCTTCATCCTTATTGTAGGTGCCTATTTGAACTGCTTTCAAATCCCGGTTAAACTGTTCATTTTGCTTGTTAAATGACGCAACCTCCAAATCCGATACTATACGGCTACCACCGGCTGCTACAGCCTCATTGCTTTCGAGCATCTTCATTACCAGACTGTCATAATCGTCCGGTTTGAGACGTTCTTTTGCAAGGTCCATATCCGCACTGTACTTATCGGCCACTTCCCGCAGAGCACGGAGATTTCTGATCACTTTTAAGCGATCAGAAGTATCCATGCCTGAAAGTTTCAAGTCTTTCAGCACCGTAAATAGTTCAACTGCTTCGATAGTTTTCACGGTCAAGCCTCCTCAATTGTTTTATTGTTGATGGCTTGTACCATTTCATCGACCAGTTCCGATGTATCGGTCCGGTACTTGACATATGAAATGTCGTTGATATTGATGCCGAGCATTGAAAAATTACCGATGTACGTTACACCGTCTTTCAATCTGACATCGCCATTTACTGACTTAACCTGACCTGTGTTAGAGTCTATTTCTACTTGTCCTTTCAAAGTGATCTGTTCACCGTCATAGATCACGTCCGCAATTGTTCTTTTGTTGCTAATCTGTTTCATATTACTTTATTTTATGGTTGAGACTTCATTCTAATGAAAAAATGTAATGTTCCAGAATCTAATTTATTGCTTGCCCATTCTGTTGGAATCTGCAACTGAAAATTATTATATTCTGAGTTTGTATCCAGGTAAATTTGTCCAAGAGATTCATAGTCTACATTAACCTCTCCACCTGATTTTTTGTATATAAAGCCCTTTGCAAGGACATCATAGTAACCATGTATATCAACGGTACCATATCCCGGTATTTCCGTATAATAGTCACCAACTATCTTTGCACTGAATTTCAAAACATATCGACCATCATACGGAGTCCCTGAATTGGGCTGAAACTCTATTTCTTTGTTTGATACCGGAATTTTCGTTTCATAATCCGGTATCGCTACGTTTTCATACCCCCCGGATGAAGAATTGGGATTGTATATGTAGAACCATAGGAAATTACCAGGACTAAGCCCTTCTTTTCGTTGATTCAACCTCACTGTCTGTGACTCTATATAAGGGACTTTAAAAAGCATTTTTTCTCCTCCGGTATCAGTATATCCGACATACATCTCAAAACGGAGATATTGATACGTGCTGCCGAGATTTTTTAATTCATATTGCTGGTTATAGGACCTTGTTGTACCATCCGTATTCACGTATGACGGACTTTCAATCAATGCTATTTCATTTTCCGATCCGCCTAATGCAAATGTCCCAATTACCTTGATATAGAAATGATCAATATATCCCTGCACTGATTTCCAATTTATCCCTGAACAAGTAACAAGAAATACCAATCTCAGGGAAAAAGACGGATAATAGTCAATTACTCCATTGGCTGCATTTGTACAATTAACAAAAGGAGCTTCCGCATTGGTATCGTAACCGGCAAAATATCCGAGTGATGCACGATAATAAGGATTGGCCGAATTACCTGCATCAAATTTCATTCTAAGTTTGATGCGCTGATCAATATCAATGAAGAAGCGCCCAGGACTATCAGGACTCCAGATATTCCAATAAGGCAATGCCCCGTCAATCATAAAGCCGCGTGTACCATCTGTATAGCCGTTTTCTGCTACCCGAAAAGCATAACCTTTTTCCCCTCCGGATTTGGCCGCGGCCACAAGCCGGAAAAGATCACGGATAACGTACCCTTTCCCGCTGCTCGTATATACTGCTCCAACCTTCAATGCAGTTTGAAAAAGTGTCAGATCTTTCTTTGGTAGTATCATGCCGCAGTTCCTCCTTTCAGTTCATCTATTTCATTTTGCAATCTAATAACCGTCTCCTGAAGATGTTTAATCTGCTGATCCTTCGTCAACTCCCAGTCCTTACGGACTTTCACAAGATTTTCAATCATCATAGACCTTTTAGAGATCTCCTGTATGCCTTTTATTGCCAAAGCCGACATGCTCGCATAATCCATCGAATAATATCCATCCGGCTCCGTAAATACAAATTCGGGGAAATATTGGATAACCTGTTGAGCAGATAGGCCAATCCGTACCGTGGCATCAGGATCATTTTTATAGGAGTACCTAAATACAGATAAAGCCATCATTTTAGACAGCACATCTTCGAGATCACCCATTAAATTTTTCCTCCTAATATCAGATCCTTGTACCAATGACCCTTTGACCCACATATTTCCAGAACTGCTATACGATAGATAAGCCCTTAAGTCATTATTGTAGTAAAAACAATAATCATTGGAAGGGACTGTAAGTTTCCAATATGAGCCAAACCACATATATGGGCCAGAACCCGATAAAGCTATACCCGGACTTGATTTGCTAATAGTTAGATTTCCTGTAATAGTTCCACCGTTCCAATTACTCCCCCCAGAAATACTACCCTTTGTTAAACTCAATGTCCCACCCGAAAAAGATGCGTTTATTATTGCGTTACCGCTTCCGGATATGCTAACAGATGTTACAAGTCCAGACGGCTTACTACTTATTTCGCTCCATGAGTAAGACGGCTTACTACTCCCAATCCACGACGGTTTACTGCTAATTTCGCTCCAACTATAAGATGGCTTGGACGATCCTATCCATGATGGCTTGCCGGTAATATCGTTCCAGGCGACAGAACCGCCGCCCCCACCTCCAGAAGCGACATACAACTGCCCAGATGAATTAACTCTTATTGTATTGCCATCATACTTTACCAGCCCATAAGTTGACGACGATGCAACGACGGCTAAATCTGTTATGCCGGAAGATGAATAGGCGACAACATCCCCGTGAGCTATAAGATCATTATATATCAATAATGTACCGTTATTACTGCCGGAAAAATATGCAGCCAAAGTATTGCCATTTCGGAACCCTAAATCTCCTGATGCCTCGTATATTGACCACTGTCGAGACCCTGATAAAATCAACGCAGGTTCCGTTTTCCGTATTGTCAGATCGCCGGACATCGTATCCCCGGCTTTTTTGACGTATACAGACAAGTTCGGCGTTCCGCTTATTTCGCTGTAAGAAATGGTATAAAACGTACCATCTCCGGCCAGATATTTATTATTACTACCTGCTCCGGAAAGGGCATTAAGTATCATATTCTTGTTGATACCCGTAATATACCCCACATCATTGGATAATTGCCCCAATCGGGTAGGTATCTCTGTGCGAAGCGCGAAAGTGCTTCCTTTTTTCCAGATAAGAATCTTGGTTGCCTTATCATAGGACAACTCCGTTACGGCATTTCCGGTACCGGATGGTATGACGTTTGTCAATCCTCCGCCGGCTCCGTCTGCTAATGTAAGCTGCCCGATGGAATTGATTGAAAATACTGAGCTGTCATATTTGACCAAACCGTACATATCAGGAGTTGCTATAGCTATAAGATCGCCAATATCGCTTACAGCGTATGCCACAACATCCGCTTTGGATAACACCGTCTTTTCAAATGTTTTTTGTCCTATTATCGTTTGATCCGTAGTCAGCGTAACGTAATCCTTATTCAAATTAATAATTTGCGTTTCGAGCTTTTTAAACGCCGAATTAACGCTATCTGATGCCGTGATAATAGGGCTTATGCTGTTTGATAGGTAGCCATACAACAAGCTGGATGGAGTCAGATAATGATACCTGTCCAGATATTCTTTGAGCTGCTTTTCATCCAAGCCGCCGCCGGCGAAATTAGGATCAACAGATATAATACCATCTTCTCCGATGATCAAACCGCCTCCCTGTTTGATTTGTACTGCTCCAGGAGTAGAATAAGTCGCAATGGGAAATGCCATATCGGGAAATTCATCCTGCGTGCCATAGGCTACAACATCCTTTTCAGAAACGGCCGAATACTTTGTTCGGATATATTCCTTGCCTTCGTCCAGAGCTTCTCCGGCCGCATTGGTAGTAATGAGGTCCCAATAACCGGAAAACGAAGATCCGCCGATACTTGAACCTCCGGACATTGAGTTTATATTACCTCCAATTGCATCTAACACACGTCCAGTACGAGGCAGTGCATTTTTATTTATGCTTTTATTTATAACCTGCTTACTCATAAGGGATATCACTTAGTTTGTCTGTGTCCTCAGAAAAATTAGTAACAGTAAGATTTGTTATCGCACTGTTAAAATCGATCCTACACCCAGATGTTATAAACCTCTCACCGATCCACCTGTTCTTAAAAGTCGAATACCGCATAGCGGGATTTTCAGTTGTTTTCAAATCCACAGTAAAAAGTCTATTCTTTCGGGTATAGTTGCTATGGATGGTGCATAGTAACAGCCGCTCCAATATATTTGTCTGGCCAGAACGGGTAAAAGATAGTTGTAAACCATACATGTCGTTTTTCTTATACAGGATGTTGCCTTTCCCTATAGGTCGTTTATCCTCATTGGCAGATATACACTTCAACGAAACATCGCCATAATCTGCCTTAACTTGTTTGTTTATGTAGGATTCAAATCCGTAATCATCCGTATTCAACGGATTTCCTGCCATGCTTTCCAAACTGGCCTCCACGTTATTTATAAGAAAACTTTTTACCTTATCAGCCGGATATATTTCTATACCATCGTTTAAACTGTTGTCTGAAATAATTGCATAATTTATGTATAATTCTATATATCCGCTTGCTTCTGGAAGCCTTATCTGTGCCCCTTCTCCTGTATGACCGGTTAAAAAACCAACGGTTCCTTGCGATAGTTTTATGAGATCCGTATTTGTCAGCCACTTATTCGCAGACCTTGTATTCGAATATGGTTGTCCAGATGCTCTATTAAAATCGGTAAACCCTATAACAAAGCTGTTTTTAACAATATTTCCACTTGTTGCCGATATCCATCCTACTCCTTTATAATAGGTGTTACCGTAATACATCAGCGGTGTTCCGTGCTCATCTTTTAGAACCAAATCACAATATAGCTCTATAGCACGTGTCCTTTCATCTTTTTCGGTAACTTCCGAATCAAATGGGTTTTCACGGGTATTTACATATGCATCCACTTTCAGACGCAAAAAATTATCTCCATCTGTGCTAATGATAAATCCATCCTTATTTTTAAACATCCAATTGTTTTTCGCACTACTATCCCCAGTATAGTTAATCTCTGCTCCCATCAATGTACTGTTCTCTCCTTTTTCTTCATACAAAAGGAATTTACCTTTTTCCCAAGGCTGGCAATCATTATACACCTTTAATGTAAATTTGCTGTTCTCCGTTGTAGTTTCCAGATCACGCAAACCGTCCTCTGTTATATTATATTCCAGGTAATCATTCAGGGCATAAATCGAACTTGTTATACTTACGTTGTTTATCATTTCTTCAAACCCGTAAGGGGCATTTGCCGACATAAAACCGATATCTGACATATCACCCAAAGCAAATGGTACATTTTCATCTGCAATGTATGACAGTGTATCGAAGTTATATGCTTTCATTTGTAACCCATGTGCTACCGTATTATAGTCATATATGTATACCGACGCATCACGCTGAACCATCATAAGCCCGAACGGTTTCAGTATGCTTTCTATTACTTCTTTGCACGACATTGGCATATCTTCTTCGTCGTAGAAATTAGCCGACTGGATATATAGTTTATGTAGCAGGCTTTCCGAAGGCAAAAGGGTGATTCCTCCTGCCGTGGTAGTACATCCGATATACAGCTTGCTGAATGGTATTGCCAGTTTATTAAAACATCTTTTCAGTTGCGTGATCATAGGCTGTACATCTGTGTATCTTGCCTCTGTATCACTGGTAAACTTCAAGCGTTCCAAAATATTGAAATCTGCTGCCGTAAATTCGACTGTATAGGGTGGATACAACGCTAAGTTTTCTTCATATAGTTCCGGATCCAGCCAACCCATCCAATAGAGCGAGCCGCCTCTATAAAACTTAACCAGATAATCCTGCATATTGTCAGTATGTAGGTTCTCAAACTGAAAGATAGTCGTACTGATTAGGCTAAGTGTAGCCCCACTCCCTTGTAAAGGAGTCAGTTTCTTTACATCCCCATACTGAAGCACGAAAGGAACATCTGTAGCTTTGATCTCTTCTACTTTCACCGTATCTTTAGTTAAAATCTCGACACGGTTAAGAATATTATCGAATCCCTTAAACTCGTAATAGTATTTCACGTTCATTATCTCATCCTCCCCTGTTTACGTGCATAGTTATCTACTACGGCAACAAGATTGCTTCCGCTGCCAACGAGTTTGCCAGTGATATGTATTGTCTCTCCCCTGTTCCCTCTGTTGATTGCGTTGTACAGGTTATTTTGCTGCGACTTGTTAAGGATCATTTCGCCACTATTAACACGTGCAAGGACCTTGTCACCGGTGTACATGCCACCCGGAACAATACCGCCCTGTTCAAACTTTGGCAGGTTGGCCATTAACCCAACCATAGTTGCAACTGCCGACACTGCCTGTATCCATCCGATAAAAGGAGTAGACGCAGCACTTGCGGCTGAACCTGATATGGCTACAGCTGAGTTTCCGTCCACCAATTGCCGCATGACAGGCAACACCGAACTGATTGCATTCGTCATATTCCCTGCCCAGTTCATCCAATTAGATGCGGATTCTCCCATCAAGCCACCAAGGGACTGAAAGGCTGACCCTATCGAAGAAATGGCAACAGAGGTTTCTTGTAATTCACTTCGATACTTGTAATATGCCTCTGCCTCTTCATTTATATTTTTGATCTTCTTTTGCTGCATTTCGTCGTTGATAATAGCAACATCTCCGATCGGATTTTTACCTTCAGTATCACCGGCCGACAAACCAGGAGCCTCCATAGGCTTTGCATTAAGCACAAGGTCAATCACCAGTTTGTTTTCCTTCCTGATCTTATCCAGTTGCTTCTGCAATTTGTCCTGTTCACGCAACAAGTCGAAGCGTATCTCTGGATTCACCTCGTTGGATATACGTTCTTTAAGTTTCGATATCTTTTCTGACAAATCTTTTTCTGAACCTATTTGCACAGGAATCTTAATCGGTTCACCGGTAGATGCAACAGATGTAATTTCTTTTTCTTTCTGCTCTATCTTATCTAATGAAAGTAGTTGATCATTCAAATACTTTACCGACTCACTATATAAAGCACTCTGTTCCTTTTTCTGGGTGACGATTTCTTTTTGGAGTTTGATTTGTTGTTCAAGCCTCCTTATCTCTCCTTCAATATTCGGATTAATATTGAAAGTCTCAGCCCCATAAGCTTTTAGAGCCTCATTGATGGCGAGGCCTGCCATACCTGGAAGTCTAACAGATGATGCATCTATTCTTTTCTTGTTTACCTCCGACAGCATGTCTTCCAACTCTTTCAGCTTGTTTTTTTCCTTTTCAAGCTGATCACTAACATCAGAACCGTAATGGTTGTCCATCATACCCATTACGGTTCTGATCGCTTCATCCTTAGACATACCGTAATCTTCCCATAATTTGATGTCTTCTGCCAGTTTCTTTTTACGGTCACTTACAGCTTTGGATATTTGTTCGTTTTCTTTTTGTTCGTAGTTTTTTATAAGATCGGTTGCTTTGGAAACAAGTGATGTAAGACTATCAATAGTTTTCTTAAAAACCCCGTTCGATTTGTTCAACGTCAAAATAAACCCCTCCCAAGCCGACGACAGACCGTTTATAGAGCCAGCAAGGTTATCGTTATTTATCTTCTGCTGTTCAATAGCGGTATTGGTGCCAGTAATAGCTTTTACATACTCTTTATATTGGTCTTTTGCGTTTACAATGGCAAGCGCCGCCGTCACACTCTCTTTGCCAAACATCTTGGTCATTCCGGTTGCGTCCAAATTCTTTTTAGCAAGGTTATCGAGCGCAGCGGTAAGCCCCACTACGGAAGGTTTAAGATTCTTATCCGTACTTGCTTCAAGCGTAAGAAAGATGTTTCGTAGATTCGTACCCGCTTCACTGGCTTCCGAAATCTTCGGGGCGATAGCTTCAATGGCAGCTACCAATTCATTGTACTTAACACCTACACTACTGGCAGCTCCACCGGATTTCTCGATGGCTTTTGACAAATATTGTATATCTGCCGAACCGGCTTGTGAAGCTGCGGCAAGTATATTAACATACTCACCTGCCTTATCTGCCGATTCTCCCATTTGGTTTATAGATCCAGACAGAGCTTTAGCAGCTTCAGGGACGTCCATGCCTGCTGCTTCGGCAAGAGTGATGGCCTGTTTTGTAACTTCGCTCAATGCTTCTTTGTTCTTCAGCAGTTCGGGCTGTTGCGAACCTATAAGCTGAAAGGCTTCCACAACCTGCGATGCTGTCTGGGTAGAGGTAGAACCCAGTTCTATGGCTTTCTGCTTAAAGAACTCCATATCCGTTGCTGAAAGCCCGGTGATGGAGCGGAGTGAGGATAGGGATTTTTCAAACTGCATACTTGTTTTTATTGCGTCAGTAAACGCAACCGACACGCCTGCCATGGCGGCAAACGATCCGACAAACGAACGCATACCGACAGACACTGCTTTTGCTGTTTTCTCAAACGATTTGATCTGCGCTTTGCTCTTCTTGATATTCCGATCAAACTGGTCGTTCTTCAATAGTATCCGTGTTACTAAATCCGCTGGCATTGTTTTTGTTTTTTATAAAATCCTGTATTTTATTCCTCAATCTACTTATCTCTTCGTCAGTAGGGGCTTTCGGTTTATCTTCATTTTCTTCATTTTCTTCGTCCCAAGGAAACTTCAGCAGATCCAATGGTGCAAGTTTCCTTGTCGAATTTCCTTGTGCGATGACGTACATCAATAGGCGAGTCTGTTCCCAAGATTCCCTATGCTTATGAGATGAACGCTCCAAAAGGGGCTGTATCTCATACATTTGCATTCTATCTAGAACGTACTCGGAAGAAATCCCAATATCAACCGTCAGTATCTGATATATTTCCCGGATCGTTAGCCTTTTTTTTTTCGCCTTCCGACGGTTCATCTCCCGAAAGTAGGTTCATGCGTTCTGTTTCAGTATTCATCCACTTCATAAGCTCTTGTATCTTTTTCGGCTCATCGTCAAGAACATTCGTAAAGTCCTCAAATGACAGGTCGAAATCATCATTATTGGCAATTAAGAAACAGAAGATCAAAAGGAACACATTCATTGTCTTATCCGGCGTAAAGGGCACGCCCGCGATCTGTTCGTACAGAAACAAGCCGCGTAGCGTGTACTTTAATTTATAGGTATTCCCTTTCAATTCGATCATTTTGCACGCTTTTTAAGTGGTCCGCATCCGGTGAACGTAGCTGTGTAAGTAGCTTTATCTCCATCAGGAGCATTTGCATCTAATTGGGTAAGCAACACTTCACCTTCATATCCTCCTTCAGAAATAGTCCATCCTCCTTCCGGTTTGCCTCCTATGTCATCAGCATTGCCGGCAATGCTGAACGCAACAAACAGTTTTTTACCTGCCAACAGAGCATCCATCAGTTCGTCATAATCCGCTTCGATCATCATATTCTCAGAGGTCATAGACCAAGTCACTTTCCCGGCTTCACTATCACCAAAGATACCAGTGTCCTTGTTAGATGTTTCAATCACTTCTCGACTGGTTGTCAATGTATGATTTGTAGCCGCACCTAGTGCCGTATACGTGAAACTGGGTGACTCCCCGCTGCGTTTGAATAACATCAAATCGCTTCCTTTTACTACTGACATGTTACTTCCTCCCTTTTTTATTCGCTATCTTTATAATAGCTTTTGATAATTCATTTTTAATATTGCTAAATATTTGCTGTTCAGTCTGATCATTTGCCAACTTGAAAAACCAATGAGGCTTTATTCTTCCGGTTCTCCTTCCTTTCCCTTTCCTCTGATAGAAAAATCCCCAACGACCAACCCCACGTTTAACCTTGTTTTCTTCAGTACGATATTGATATCCTTGCGTGTGACGCTCATTAGTACCAAATTCAAACCACGGAATCAAGTAGTTGGACATGATATGTACAAGAGATAGAAGATCCTTCACTTTAACCCTCACAGTAGCTACACGCCTGATCTTCGTAACTTGTTTACCGGTCTTTTTCCTAGTGATGGTTTCTTTTTTATACATAGGGATATTAAGTCCGGTCTTCAAAAAATTCTCGTCCGTTTTCTTTTTTAAGATATTGGCAGAGCTTCGAAGTGCCATCAACTCAACTTTCTTCATTTCGGGACCGGATAGGCGGTCAAGCATATCCAGAATTTCTTTGCCATCAGCTTGTATGCTCATTCCGTCAGCCATCAGATTCTATTTGAAAGTCCAAATTCTGAAAAAAACCATTACCATCCACACCCGAAGATCCGCTCATTAATATGCATGATTGAATGTTTTTACTTCTGTATCCGTCCAATCCGGCCATAATGCTGTCAGCTATCGCATCCGCTTCATCGAATTTGTCGGAAATGACACTAATACCATAGTCCATCCTATAATCATCAACACCATCTTTTGTTCGTCTTGCTACAAAGCTGGAGCAATTATAAACCACATACGGAAAGCGAACGACTTGGTCGGCTATCACTGGGTATATGCCCGTCTTGTTAGGCAATATTTCTTCCAGTCTTTTGAACAATTCTTTGTTTACTCGTTGCATAAATCTTCGCGTATTATATCGTACCGGATTATACCTCTCTTCATAGTGCGCACACGAACAATATTGTACCGTTCGCCATTATATTCAACTTTCCATTCTACACCTGCACCCACCACAAGGTATGTAAAGACTGTATAGACATTCTCGATGGTTTCTGCTTGGTAGGCATTAGCATCTGATTCCACATGATCCTTTACTTCCGAAAGCCTTTGAGCATCTACGACATAAACCGTTTCAGAAGCTCCCGTCTCAGATATTCGGATCTCTGGTCTCAGGAATATTACCATTTCATTAAAATTGCCTATTCTGTAGTCACTGTTTTCCATATCCTTGGATTTGCGAGCCTCTGCGAGGCAGTTGTACGTTCATCAAGAGCATCGGCCGGATTCTCGAATAGCGATGATGCTTTCAGAAGAATGGCGGCTTTCAGCGTATTCGGAAATCCGCCTTCAAACGTTGAAAACTTCCTTCCGCAAAAGCCCTCGATATATTCGGCAGAAGCTAAAAGAACCGTCGTAAGTTCTTCATCCAAAGTGCCGTCTACCGGCATTCTGAGATGCTTCTTCAATTCGTCTAATGATACCGGGCATTCTTCTAATGTCATACTATTCTCCTTTCGTTAGAGTATCGATTATTTGCCTTGCCGTAACGCTCCCGATACCCGGAACATCCGTCAATGATTCTTTTGCATCCAACACCTGACTCTTTGTAAATAAGCCTTCTTTTATCAAGGCCGCCCGACCCGGAAGATCAAGCGGTAAATCACTTTTGATCTGATCCGCATCAGCGGGGAGAACAAAGCCATCCTCTATGAGTTGTTTGGCCATCTCATCCGATAAATTGGCTTTGTCTCCTTTAAAATAGGCAAGCCCCGCTTTTGCTTTTCTAAATACTACCCACATAACTTAAGCGATTGTAATATCTTTGATTGCTGCGAAAGCTTCTTTGCGCTTGATAAAGATGTTATGATAAGCATTCAGGGTGACTTCGTATGCACCGAACTTTTTCATTGTATACGGATCGACAATCAAATCCAAGCCTCCCCAACCCATAATCCAGAGATTAGACCAATCACCGAAAATAAGCGCAGAGCACTTCTTTGTAGCCGTACCCTTGGTCAAATCTGACGGAATCAGATTAGAAGCCAATGCCCGGTATCCGTTCATTTCTCCTCCTTCCCAGATATACCCAGCTACATTCGCCGATTTTAGCGTAGTCTTTGCTTCGCCTCTTACCTTCGCATTCGTCACATATGCCATTGACGACACGTCTGCATTCTTAATCGCGATAGCTGTTTCCAGATCCACAATCTTTTTAAAAGTGATCGGACCACCATTATCACCGATAGCCACCGAACCGATACCGTCCGTATTCAAAACGCCTTTCGGCTGTTTTGATCCAGTGCCATTAAGGGCAGCTGTTTCGAGTAATTCAGCATGTGAAGCCATAATGTCGTTGATAATCACCCGATCAATATCCAAGTTCGATTGAATAGTTAATTGTTTGGAAATAGGCACATTAACAAAGCAACGCATTGGATTAACAGATACTTTGCTAAATTGCTTCTTTGTATCCGATCCTTCTTCATTTTCGTCCAGCCATCCCATAGTGATAGCTTCCCCTTGAATCAAATCGATATTATTAACCAGTCCTCCCATATAGGTAGCTCCTGCTTGTGTCAAGATCAATCTGTTTCTCAAAGCCTCCTGATACATCATCTGAGATGTAACCGTATATCCACCGTCAGCTGGTGTCGTTACGTTCTGACCGTCAAAGGCACGTCCTTCAACATGCATTCGGCTGTTTAAAAGTGCGGACGGAATACCTACACCGGTCAATTTATATCCACATCTTTTTGCCTCCTTTTCTGCCTCCTGAGCCATTTCCGCTTCAACGCCGGTCAATTGTGATCCATTTTCTCCGGACGCTTCACGGATAAATTTTGCAAAACTGAAATTCTTGGCCACATCACGGATATTCTGCTGGTCAGCCTGTGCCGTAGCAGCAGCCCGTTCAGCTGCCTCATTCAAGTTGATAGCGTTTAATTCTTCTACCAATTCGGAAACCTTATCTGCTGACGAACGAAATTCATCTCTCTTGTCTTTATCTGACAAAAGCTCGTTCATTCGGGTTCTTTCCTGCTCCAATTCCCTCGTTACTTCATGTTTCTTTCTCATATCGCTTATATATTGATGTTTAACAATTTGACATAGTTATTGCAGTACGGCACATAAGATCAAGAGCCAATGCTCGGTCTTCGTCTGCATCACGTTCTTTTTGGTCATTATTAGCATTGATATCCGGTTCCTGGTCTTCGATCGTACAGATATATCCATCTGCTGACATCCTTTCTATTGTCTCCCCTATAGGATCTGTACCTACTGATCTCGCCAAGGCATTTTTATTCGACGGAAGAGGAGTAACAGATATCTCAAGTAATTCACAACGACCGTAATAATAGGTTTCATTTTTGCCACCTAAAGCTTCATCTCCTTTACCGAATTGACCACGCTCCAATGGGAGGAAACCCACAGATACGCCGCGAAGCGTACCGGCAAGTACTTTTCTGAAAACTTTATCCGCCAATGGATTCAGATCTTCCGCTTCAAAACGAATTTCCCCCATCAGTTTTTTACCTTCTATCCAAGCACGAGCAGTGCCGATCGTTTGATCAGGATCACTACTTAGACCGTTATGATTGTAAAATGCAACTCCTATCCGGTTAAAACGTTTCAAATCCCATTTGTCTGCCGACAGGACTGTTCCATATGTGTCGCGGGTTTCATCTGAAAAGACGAACTGCACGGTTCTTGTTTTTTCGGCCTCTTTTCTATTCATTTGCTTACTTTTTCCTTTGGTAATACTTCTTTTCCTACAATATTTTCGTTGCCTGGATACAACATATCATCAAGTCCATCCATCCGGTTCATATTTTCCATTTCGCGCACCTCGTTACGGGATAACCAGCCATCCAAAACCGCATTGTGATAAAAATTTGACCGGCTTGTCATATCTCCACGCATCAACCCGTTCAAATTAAACTTGGTTTCGTACCTGCCTAATTCATCCTCAAAAAACAGCTTTCTGTCCATTTCTTGCTCATACCGCTTAACGGATGGGCGAATAGAATACTTAGCGTATTGGATATCTTGATGTTCTATGTTTGAAAATGTCGCTCTTGATAAATCAGCCAACATATGAGGAGGTAGATTAAATATCCTGGCGATATCCTGCAAAGCGAATGTGCGTGTTTGCAGCATCTGAGCAGCCTCCGGAGCGATACCAACCTGTTTATACTTTACACCCTGGTCAAGAATAGGCGTGCCGAAATTTTTTGTCTGATTAAATTTCTTAGCAAAATCGGCTGCAACATCAGCCCCCATCACTTTATCTGTTTCAAGAACAGCCTTCACATTTCCTCCCTGTTCAAAAAATTCATTTCCGAAAGACTGAGCGGAAATGCCACTACTAATAGCCGCAGCGTTGTAAACAATGGGATTTACGCCTGTAATTCCATCTTCTGACATCCCGAAAAAATGCAACATGTCTTCATCCGGATAGGTCCCGTCGAAAAAAAGGCTACCGGCCACAATATACCATTTACGTGCATTTCTAAACACAACACTCACTAACCGGGGATGGACCGGTATCAATTCCACCGGATCACCTTTCATATCCCGACGGATAATAACAAAAGCATTCCCCCAACCTTCCAAACATGAATTAGTGTATTCCCAAAAAGTAAACACATTCATCCAGCCGTTGGGTTTGTATTTTATCAGCTTGTATATATTGTGCTTACGGGCATCATGCCGCCCGGTTTCGTCGATAGAAAAAACGGTTTTAGGTAGGGAAGCTACCGTCTCAGAACGAAGACGGATTGCCGCATATACGGCAGTGAAACGCATTGCTTGTTCTGTGTTTACAGATGATAAGGCAGAACGGAATGAAGAAATAGAAGATAATCCGTTTCCCATGCTGTCAAAAGATCCTCTCGAACTTCTTGTTTTAAAAGAGGAAACCTTGCGTTTAAATATACCCAATAAGCTTTCCATTCTCCGCATTTTTTCACAAAATACAGATACTTATTTGATATATGCAACATCATGAACAAAGATTAACACACTGATACTTATTACTTTAACTGTATATTTGAACAGTTTATTTGATAACTAAAATTAGAATAAAAAAATATGAAAAGAAGATATAAAAATCATACAATATACAAAAAATAGCCTCTTACGAAAAGAGGCTATAAAATAATCAAAATCATTTGCAATTTTGGAAAAACAAATTAACTTTTTTTATTTGTTATTTCCGTCTGTCTGCTTCTTCAAGCTCTTAAACGCTTTCAATAAAAACTCAATAAACGTTATATCATCTTTAAACTGATCCACATAATCCACATCTAAAGACCGGACATAGTTGTATGTTAACTCTCCAAGTGCATCACATATTTCATCAACTTTATACTGGGTGTTTATCATTTTATCGAAAACTTCATAATCATATTCTACCATAACATTTCCTCCTATTCAAAATCAATGCAACTAAAAACAACATTAAGTAACTCCCCAAATGTATCTTCACTATATACCGGCATCGTGCGGCCACGATAGTAGGTATTCGGCTTGTTCCGGCCATACTTCAGACCTTCATCTATCAACACGCAATAGCTCCGCCATCCGGCATTCACTCTTTCCATATACCCTATACTGCAAAGCACATCGTTAAAATACTCTACATTTATGGTAACACCATGCTTTCGCAGTAACCGGGTTGCACTTATCATCCCATCACTGACGGCCGGAGGAAGTGGTAAGTTCTTACTTTCCGGTAAAGCCCGGCTCCCGTCGTTGTTGATTCGCTGGATCAGTTCCGTTTTCGCCTCATTGTCCAACGGTAGTGACATAATGTGCTGGACTGTATCGACTATCGCATCTGCCTTTGACATTGATTGTGGGTTCATGGCACGGTGAAAGACTTGACGATATACTTCGAAGACTTCGCGCTTCTTTCGGGCAATGAAATATTCAAGGCAGGGGATAGATAGGTAGTATTCATCAGCATTTCGACCTCTTCCCGATTTTTCCCCATTTTGGGGGAAAAATTGATAATCAGTATTTTGTATAAATAAATCGCTATCCTCCAAAGCTCTTACAGCTTTATCTTTTCTACTATATACCAAAGGCCAAACATCGTCTAAATTTACCGGAAAATCATTGCCGGAAGCCTGTAAATTCATGATTTCTTCAAAGTACAACTTCACATCCGAAGAAATACTGTTTTTCATCAACTTACTCATAATGTTTCCCCTCCATTCATTACATCATATGCTCCGGCAAGTACAAATACAAAGAAAAAACATAGGATAAGTAGGATGCACATCTTTACATCTTCTACTTTTTCAACAGGGATTACATCTTGCCAAGGTTCCGGCAGACGCTTCTTAAGATTTATGACTAAGGCAAAAAGCATTGCCCATGAAAAGATTGTTCCGAGCTTTACGGATGCAGGTACAGGCGTACCAGCAGCTGAGATTGTTTGTTTCATCCGTGTTTCGCATTTGATGAATAAATAAAAAAAGCAGCTCTATATAATCCTAAGGTCGCGAAACACACATATATCAGGGATATATGAATGGATTATGATAGAACTGCCAATGCCTTCTACTCTCCCTTTGCCTGCTCGCTTGCAGTGCCTATATGTGTATTTCGCACTACAAAGGTGGCACAAAGATTTTAGAAAAGCAAATTATTTTTTGAATTGTTCCTCAAATTTTGCTTTTGCATTCGCAATTTTTTTAGGACCGCAAAGTACAGGTATGTAAACAAAACTTTCAGATCGCCCAATTCTACCCCATACAGGAACCTCACCATTTTCTTTTAACTTAATAGTAAAATAAACACGCATTTCACCAATAACAACACCAATTTTTACACCTTCCTCATTGTATATACCTATCGGGAAAGGCTCATTTAATCCCACCATAGGTTTTGCTGTTCCATAGAATATCCCTTTCTTTGCATCGATATCAGAAACAATCATATAATGCTCTCTTAGGTTAGCTCGTGCATAAACCCTTTCCTCTTCAGGGAGCAATTCAGCCCATGCATTATAATCAAATTCAACATATGCCTTTCCCCAAAAAAATTTCTTATTTCCATTGATATAACCTACAGCTCTTGCTTCACCACCTTTGCTCAATATATATTGATGTATATCTTTTTGACCTTTTGGAATATACCCTAAAAGTTTTCCATAATTACCATATATAGCAATTGCATAATTATCGTATATATTATTTGTCTCAGCAATGGCTTTCCCATCAAAAGTGCCTACATCGCTCTTGCTTAATCCACGAAATGATGTTCCCTTGATTTCAAAACAGTCATATCCTTGATCTACAAATCCACTATAATAACCGGAAAGATAATCTTCATCACCATAAGTCACATCATAATCATCATATCGGCTTTGATAATCACTTCTTGATCGATCCCCAGATGATTGTCCCCCAAAAATGAGATCAAAAACAGTAATGACCTTAATTACAATCCAAACAACAACAATAATTGCTACAAATATCAGTATATACATAATAATTTGAAATTATCTTTTCCTTTTAATCGCCATCCCCGAAACATGCAATTCATACTCATAAGTATGAGTATGAATTGTTATCATTTTCACAATCACCGCAAATATACGTCTATTTTTGATAACACAATTGTATAGTGCAGATATCCTGTGCTAAATATACAAACAATGTTAAATATCTACTTTTCCCGAAAAATATTTGACTGCAAATTTGCAGTCAAAGAAAAAAGTCGTATCTTTGTAGTGTAATCAAAAAACAAACAATTAGAACAGGGCGGCAACCTATAAGCGGCGTAAGGAAATGAAAGCAATTGCAGTTAAAAACACATTCAATGCAAAAGAAAGCCTGAAAAACCAAGGATTCGTTTACGACCCTTCTACGAAAACATGGTCTAAGGACTTCGCTTCTCAGGCTGAGTTTGACGAGTTTTATTCCAACTTCACAAGTGCTTGCTATTCGGGTAGAAGACAATCAAAGTTTAATTCGGCCGTAGTTTTCGAATTTGCTGAAAACGAACCTGAAAAGCAGGAAGAAGAAACAGTCCCGACATTAGAAGAGGCAATAGAACTTGTCCACACGGGCAAAATCAGTGATTTTGAATTTGAGGTAAACGGATGGACAGCCACGTTAAACGGTTTTGCGTATGTCGTTGACGGGACAACATACAATATACCTGAATTGAGAAAAATATCTCCTGAGGCCGATCGAGAAGCCGATAGGCTGGAAGCACATATTGCCAAACAATATGTGGCTTATATGGAGAGACAAAAGGCAGCTCCTTATGTAAAAGCCGTAGAACAACTAATAAATAGAAAATATTGAACAAAATGGAAGATAATTACGAGTTAAGCGACCGAATACGCATCGGTCGAAGGATTGAAGATTTAAGAAAACAAGCGGGCTTATCACAACGCGATCTCGCGGCGCGTTGTGGCATAGCCCAAAGTACCGTGTACCGGATCGAAGCGGGGAAATTTTCGCCCCGACTCGATTTGCTTGAAAATATAGCGAATGCGCTCGGAAAAATAGTTGATTTGGTCTGATGGTAATTTAGGCGGGATTTGAGGCATTGAATTACCATCAAAATGTTAAATATCTACTTTTCCCGAAAAATATTTGAATGCAAATTTGCATTCAAATAAAAAAGTCGTATCTTTGTAGTGTAATCAAAAAACAAACAAGACATGGACATCATAGGTAGTAAAATAGTAGGATACAGATACGGTGAAGCTCCTGAATGCGGGCGATCATTTAATACTCAAACAAGACAGTATGAGTGTGGGGTTTCAATGGCTCAGGTAGGTTATATGGAAGAAGTTGGCTCATTTGCCGTTTCCGGTGCTTATGGCCGTAAAAAATACTACTATGAAGGTACTATCGTCGGTTTTGGTGGTGATGATGAAGTCTGCCTCAGTGATGTAAGAAGAATCTCTTATAACGAATACAGATCACTAAAATCAACTTACAAAGAAGTAAATAACGCTATTGTTAATGAAAAATGCGATTCTCTTCTTTCTTTATTAAGAAGGGGGTGGACGGTATATCCTAATACAGTAGAAGGTATAGAGGAAATGAGAAATAAAATGTTGAAAAAATGATCTTATATAGCTCAAATCACGAAATAAACTTATATATTTGTTGAACACATGTTTTTCATGTGTTTTGTGATTTTTTTTCAGAATGCCCCAACAGTGATGTTCGGGCATTCCTTTTATCTAACATTTCCGTTATTTTGACAACACATCTTCTATTTTACCTACAGACTTAATAATCTGCTCAGAATTACTTCTCAATATATGGTTCTGGCATTCCAAATCGCGTATTCTTTCCGCTTGCTTGCGGATCACCTGCGTATTACGCTGAAACGCATGTACCGCCTGCATGACGGCTTTTGAAGCTTGATGTAGCTTTACCTCATTCATCAGATACAACAAAGCATCCCGGTCCCTATCTGATAGGGACCGTATTAAGATGTTATTTATCTTTTTCATTCAATTCCTTTCAATAAGCGGTAACACCCCGGCCTTTTTCAACTTCTCATACAGAAAAATTCGACCTTTCTGCCTCCATTCAGTATTTAAAACCGAATCTCTGCTTCCATCCTTGTGCATAATGGGGACCGATTTGCTATGCACATACCCTTGAGTTATGTACGGCGAATACAGGATCCATTGCCCGTTTACTTTTCTCTGTATCTTCAACTCTTCCAATAACCGGTTAAAAGACTTAGCAGTCATTCCGTAATCCTGTGCAATCTGCGTAATGGTAACCGTTTCCTTGCTATTCAATATAATCTCCAGATAATCCGTCTTTTTCTTCATTTCGACTATCTCCGTACTCATAATCGATATCTGCTTCAGCTGTTCTTCTATCTGCTCCTGTTGTTTTGCCGCCAACATCAATGCCTGGCTAAACGATCCAGGTATAACAAAAGCCGATTGTGTTTTTTCTCTCAATTTCTTTTCACATTCAATAAAATACCTACGTGCTTGCTTCCCTTTATCATTACCTTCAACCATTGATAATTCCTTAGCAGCATCAATAGTCAGGGCATATTCCATTCTCGTAGAATATCCTCCGTTTGCAGTTCCATAAATTTGTGGAGCTGTAACAAAATCCACATTTTCAACTAAATCGTACTTATCTATACGATTTTTTATCCATGTAGAAAAGTCTTGTTTACTTTCTAAAAAAGAATGTAAATCTCTTGCACTAACTACACTCTTACCGTTTTTCTCTGTAATCTTAACTAATACTTCCATTTTCTTTAGTAATTAAATCGTTGATAATTATATTGTTTTAAAAATTAACAAAACTCACTCCATTATACTGATACATATCATCCCCATCCTGTGACATATAGCCACCAATGGCATTCGCCATTGCGACAACACCGTCAATCTTCTCAATACTCTTCCTCTTGTCCATTTTGATATTATCATTTGCATCTCGATATATCACCACATTTCGAAACATCCAGCGAATAACCGGATTGCCCATCAAATCAACAGAAGCGGAAGTAACGTCTGCTTCCAACTGCTTGGTAGGCTCGCTCATGTTCTGAATCCCCTGGCTAAACTGGTCAAGTATACCGTCGAAACCTTCCTTTTGCAATCCCTGTATCACTCCATGGTATGCCTTGGCAGGGTCGAAAGCGAGATTTCGGACATCATACTTTTTCAAAATAGCCGACATCTCGCTTACCATGACATCGATATCTATTACATCACCGGGGGTCACATTTATCCAACCTTCCTTTTGCCATTGCCTATAATCTACCCTATCTTCCTTTTGCAAAATTTTACCCTCCGGAATCCAAAAATACATCCTGAATGCCGGGTGCCGGAGCTTCGGAAAATAAAGTGCAAGCGCATTAATATCCACATGGGCCGCCAGGTCAAGACCGGCATAACATTCCTGGCCGATCAGATCATCTTCTGTAGTTCCATAATTACAAGCCGCTACCTTTTCATCCTGGATCCAAACATCCGGAGCATCCACCCAGAGATTCAAGTTCTTGGTTTTAAAGTTTACCTCTGTAGTACCGCCTTTATTCAACGCCTGTTCAAATTCCATTTGCATAAAATCCTCATAAACAGACACACCAAGATTAGGACAAGCCTTTGTCCACACCGCAGGATCCTTCCAGTCATCTTCTTTGTCAAGCGAATAAATCAGCGCAAACGTACTTTCCTCCTTTACATCCCCACGCAAGACATCTATATAATGCCTACGCATAGAATAGTAAGGCGATGACATATCAAACCCAGCCGTAGTGATTGAAAATATAAGAGGCTGCCGCCTGGCCCCCATACCGGAACGAAGCAGATTGTAAATATCATCATTCGGCCAAGCATGCATCTCATCACATATACCACAATGTGGCGATAGACCGTCCTTGTTTTTTGTCTCTTTAGAGAGCGGTTTGTAAGATGATGCCGTCGATTCCATAACAATGGAAGTAGTCCACTTCTTTACATACTTGCTTAACATGGGTGATTGCTCCACCATCATACCGGCTGCTTGCCAACAGATTGCAGCCTGGTCCTTATCAACGGCCGCACTATAAACCTCCGCTCCCTGTTCATCATCAAGTATCAACATATAGAGTGCGATAGCAGCAGCGAGGAATGTCTTTCCATTCTTTCGGGCTACTTCTACATTCGCATATTTAAACCGTCGGACACCGTTCTTCGTCTTCCATCCGAACACAACCCATAAGATAAAGCATTGCCAATCTTCCGGCACAAATTCCTGTCCTGCCCATTCTCCCTTGTAATGCCGAAGGAACTGGCAAAAACCAAGTACTTTCTTGGCTGCTTTCTCATCAAAATACAACCCCATTTCAGCAGCTCGCTTTAAATCACGTACATGTCTTTCGACCGCCAACCGTTCTAATTCCCCGGCTTTCCGCTTTCCTGACATCACATTGTCGATGTATGACAACGCCTTATCCTTGTATATTTCTTCCTTTTTCCTTTTCATCTTATTCCATTTAAAAATTGAGCCAATTCGTCCTCTTCTTCTTTAGGTGATTGGTTGATTTTCTGCCTACTCATAGGTGTAAAACCAAATTCCGCCCCCAGCCTGTTCACATAGTCAAATGCTTTAAACATCATAGATACCTCTTTGCCCGAAACCCCATCCAACATTCGCTCACCTGTATCCACGTTGTCCATGATATTTGTCATGCAGGTAAAAACAAAATCCAAGCTAAACGCATATAAGGCCAAATGCTCAAGGTCAAGCTCCGTCAGAACGCCCAGCGCAATCAACTGGTTGGCTTTCGTCTTAAAAATATCCTTCGATCGCTTTGTCTTCAAAACCTTTAATTTTGCAGTCGAAGTGATCTGCTCGATGGATGTCAGCTTTTCTGCCGAATCACTGTTACCCGACATCCTGCACGGCTGGTCCGTGCCACGAAGTTTTTTAACTTCATCCAAAATTTTAGGTCTGCCCTTTCCCATTTTTTACATATTTTTAGTTTACAATAAAAAGTCCAATTTTGCACGCACGCGGAGCGAGGTGTGTTGTGGTCTTGGAGACATGTCCCCTTAGAGATTTGATACCCCCCTCCCCTGATACTATTTCGTCATTTTTTCTCAATTTACACCGTCATTTTCTCGTGCGCGTACATTATAAAGCCTCTGAGACAACAACTTATAGGGTTGTCAATCCATCGAGATAATTATACATGATATAATTTCCATTTAAACCCATTTTTCTTTTGATTTTAGAAAGCTTCATCTAGCGTACGTGCTGCTGGATTATCCAGCCTTAACTTTCCGTTAATGCTTTCTAAATAGATTTCTGTCGTTTCGATCCTACGATGCCCAAGCATTTGTTGGACCGCTTTGATATCGGCACCATTGAGTAGTGCCATCACTGCCGCCGTATGTCGAAGCGAATGGGATGTCTTTTGCCTTGAATATATACCGGATTTAACCATGTAAGACTTAACAATCCTACCTATCCTGTCAGGAGTCATTTGCCTTTCGCCCGTCGTACTATGTGTTAAAAACACAAACTCATCATCGCAAGCTACCCCACGAAAAGGCAAGTAATCATCTATAATAGGATCTATCGCTTTGTGCGTAAGACCAACCAATTGCCCGCCCACTTCTTCCCCTTTCCGGAAAACCTCGACAATATATCCGGAGTCTGATTTATTGATATGATTAATTCGCAATCTCGATACTTCCACACAACGAAATCCGGAACGAAGCATAAGGTTTATCATGGCATAATCCCTTTTGCCTACTAAACTATCACGTGGTATAACAGATAACAATCTCATCACCTCTTCTTTTTCAAGGTGCAATTTCATGTGCGAATTTGACTTATTCTTAAGCCTTATTCCAGCAGCTATATTTTCGTGCTCGCCAGCTATTTCGGCATAACGATAAAATTGTCTCACGGCTTTAAGATAGGAGTCTACAGTATTGGCAGACAATCCTTTATTAATAAGATAGTTTTTATAGGCAAGAATATCCGCTCTGTCTAAATACTTGATATTCCTGCCTTCCATAACAACCCATCTTTTAAAAAAATCAAGGTTATTGGAATACAACTTTTTGGTGTTATCTTTTACATCGAGATTTTTTTAAAAAATCCTCTTTTACTTCTTCAAAATAATGTACCATAACTTTTATATTTTGTTCGTGGACGCCAGGGAATCGAACCCCTTTCTTCCCCAGTAAGGGACGCTCTACCATTAAGCTATACGCCCGGTTGCCGGTCTTTCCCGGCTGTCAAAGAAAATAACAAAACTTGCTGCCTCCCGGCGGTAATTGCTCCCGGATAGCCGACCAAAGCACACCGGGATGTTGTTTGAAATAATAAATAGAAACAAAATAACCGGTCTCTCACCGGACACTGTCCTTTAACAGCGGAGTTGATTAATTAAACATTGATTATTAATACTCACCCTACCGTGCTCCTGCCTACCGGACCATTGCAAATGTCAAGGTCTACCACTTTCAAGATTTGCGGTTGCCGGTCTGAAGCTAGGTTTGCACCTCGGATGCTCAGTTTTTCTTCTACCGACCGAACACCTCTTTGAATTTGTTGTCTAAAGCATTAAGTATTCTAACCCTTATTGTCGGATCACAACTTATATTATCAATCGAATAGATTCTAGCGAGAAGTTGTTCTCTTGAACCGCAGAAACATCCACAAGTATAAAAAGGGGCGATTTGGGGGTAATTGTGTTTATACCACATATGATTAGTTCCTTTTACCGCCACATAGTTTTTAGTGACTACGAAATCGTAGGTTGTTTCTTTATAACCCGGTGTGTTAGGGTTCCCAGCTGCGCTATAGCGGACACTCCAGTCGCTATCCTTAGCCAGTTCAGTTAACACTTCTACCGGTGTGTTAGGGTTCCCGGCAGCGCTATAGCGGACACCCCAGTTGCTATCCTTAGCCAGTTCAGTTAACACTTCTACCGGTGTGTTAGGGTTCCCGGCAGCGCTACGGCGGACATCACAGTCGCTGTTTAAAATTTCATTCTTAGTCATTCTCTATATAATTTAGTTGTTAACTTAATCGGATTCCACTTCGTGTCGGTTCCGAACTGCTCCGGACGAAAACCGTTTATCCTTAGCCAATATTTGAATTGTTTTAGGTTCATTATATTATTCTTTATTTAATTGTTCGTTAATCCGGGAAATACATCCAATGGGTAATATCTTCACCTTTTAAGCAAGACCATTGCCAGCCTTTCTTATTTATCTCATTCACATAAATGCGTTTCCCTTTTCCAATACATCCATTTTTATAAAGCACAATCACATTTTTTGTGTGAGAATAAATAGTGAGATCGTCAATGATATGTCCGTATTCGGGCAGTTTATCGTTCACACTTATCCATGCCATTTGCCTTGATTGCCACTCTGCACCAGCTATAAAAGCATCTTCAAGATCTTTAGCGCAAAACAATTTCATATTCGTTTCGAATATGTCGGGCTCTCGTAGCAGATGCAATGCTACTTTGGTGGCATTGACCTTATATTCATGTGCGTTGCTGTTCATAATTTTTTATTTTTTAGTTTTGTACTAATCGGGCTTCGGAAACCTATCCGAAAAGACGATTTTATTTACTTCTTCATACTCTATGCTGGATGCTTCCGGCCATAGGTTATTCAATTCTTCATACTATTGATATAGGCTACTAAGACAAAATAGCTGTCGTTCTCACCGGTGCACCAGTAGGGGTATTGAATAGGCCATTCCAGTGGACGATAGTCACCTTCGCACTCTTCCTTATTTACAAAAAATCTTGCTCTGATCATTTTAGTTCGTATTGCTTGTTAAATGCGGAATCCGCTTGTTGAAACTGTTCAGTAAACCGGTTCGGCTTACTTGAAATTGATTTTCTCTGAGAGGTGCATCCAGCGAGTATGGCTAGCAGACACACTATTGTTACTATCTTCATTTCTATTTATATTCATTCCTCTTTATTCTTTGGTTATCAAACTCTTAAATCCTTTAGGGAACTTTCCGCCAGATGCCACAAAATCAGATCGTCTAACCTTTAATGTGCTCTTAAGAGAATCTATCTGTTCTTTAGGTAGTATCTTTTTAAAAGTCCGGAACCGGCCTTTTAAATCGCAATAGTATAAGCATTTCATATCTTCAAAAATCTGATGCTTCAAAGAATAGGAAAGCCCATGCTGCTGAAGGAGATCGATTGCATTTTGTACAGGATTTTTACCATCCATCGACTCGTTCACCGACAACAACCTCTTTTTTATATTGGAAACTTCTATTTCAGTAGAAGATTTCACCTTGAATTTCTTATCGATATTATTACGGCCTATAGCGTCAATAATAATTCTTTCCGCTTCCCGCCTGGTGCAACCAATTAAGAATTGTATATCTGCACTAGTTACTTTCATAATTCAACTATTTTTATTTGATTAATTTCATTGAGGACTCTGATAGCCGAGAGTGGATCTTTTTCGGTAAAAATGTTCCACTTCTTTATTACCGGATTAACCCTGGCGTAGTGATGTATGCAAATCACGTTTGCTTTGTCTACCCTTCCAGATCCATACACCCAGTGCATAGCAGGATGCATTCGGACGTTTTTCATTATTTTTCTAGCTTGCCTTAGTTTCATATCATTTATACATTAAACCCCATTTTTTTATAATCTTCCGGAAACTCTTCTTTGATCATACTCAATAGTTTTCCAGCACATTCATATTGTTCGTTTTTCATGCAAATATTATAGCTTTGTACTATAAAATTTAAACGAATAGGCTTCAAATTATTATCCAACTCCTTGCATCGTTTATTAATTGCAAATTGTTGCTTCCGTTGATCAAATAAGACTTTCATGACAACAAAAAAAGCCACCAATGAAGCAACAGATATTACTAACGATATAATCAATAATACAATCATAATATCTTTTCAATTTTAATTATTAACCAATTCAACAAAACAGCAAGGCAACCAAAAAGATTTACCATTATACAAAACGCATATCTCATTAGTAGAAAAGTCAACAGATATGATTTCCAACATATTATAATTTATGATAGCCAACATACCTGCACCCCATTCAGTATTTTCAAATTCGCTTATTTTCATATGTATATTTAATTTTATTCATCTGATTCCCATTCAACATTAACAACAGCTTTAACACGGCCTAAACCATTACAAAAAAGACACTTTGTAGATTTAAACTCATCTCGTCCTTGTTGATCTATAAACTCCTTTCTACCATTGCAATTAGGACAAACAAAACCACATAATTCAAATTTCTCTTTTTTTTGTAAATACTCAGGAGGAGTAATTACTACGATTGACTTTTTGCTACTCATTGTCTGCCGTTTATTATTTTTTTATCCCTATTACCTTTGGCTGCATTACATTTCGCGCATAACGCTTGCCAGTTTGACTCATCCCAAAAGTCATGGATGGCTATAGGGATGATATGATCCACCACCTCAGAAGGCACATACAGCCCTTTTTTCAAACATTCTTCACACAGAGGATGGGACTCTCTAAATGCCCTGCTTTCCTTCGTCCACCGCCACGAATGGTAGCGATCATCCGATCTACTACGCTCATATTTTGACCGATTATGCGCTGTTCGCTGGACACCATATAGGCGGACTCTTTTTTTCGTTGGTTTATTTGCCATATCTTTTTAGATTAAAATGGGCACGGAATATCATAATCCGTAAACCTCGTTAATGTCTTGTTATGATGAAATTTAACATCTCCTGTACGACCATCTCTATTCTTCGCAACTCGCACAATCCCCATCCCCTGCTCCTCGCTACGATCATAGTATGCCGGTCTATGGAGCATCAGCACTATATCCGCATCCTGCTCAATACTTCCTGATTCTCTCAGATCGGACAATATTGGCGTTTTATCCTGTCTTTCTTCACATTTTCTCGAAAGCTGTGAAAGCAGGACGACAGGCACATTTAAGCTCTTAGCCATTCCTTTTGCAAACTTCGTTGTCTCAGCAACTTCCTGTTCTCTGGAATAATTCCTGTTTTCCGACTTGATCCTTACAAGTTGGAGGTAATCTATAATCACAAGCTCGCATTTACCTTTACGCTGGAGATTTTTCGCGACGGAACTAATCTGTTGGATTTGGAGGCCAGATGTATCGTCTACCGTTATCGGCAGCTCACCCAAGCAATCAACTGATTGAGATAGATTAGCCTCCTCTGTATCGGTCAATGCCCCTTTTCTAAAAGCTGCGGCATTAAAATCACCGTGTGCTATTAGCATCCTATCCGACAAACTTACTCCTGACATCTCCAAAGAAAAGATAACCGTAGGATGGCCAGACATGGCAGCCGTCCTCGCTATGTTTAAGGCAAAAGCCGTCTTACCCATTGCAGGACGAGCCGCTAAAATGACAAGCTGACCACCTTTTAAGCCAAGCAGAGTATTGTCCAACTTATCTATTCCGGTCAAAATACCCGTTTTCCTGCCATCTAACAAATTTTCTTTGCGTCTCTCGTACATTGACATACTTTCGTGAGAAAGTGTTCTCAAATCGGCTGTATTCGTTCCAACCGTCATTCCTCGTGCTATATTTTCGAGCATCTTGATGCCGGAATAAGTCGTATCTTCGATATCCAAGGTCCTATCAAGGGCCATAGCCATAATTTTATGGCCTGAAAGTATAAGCTGACGAGCCATGTATAACTCCTTAAGATATAGCGCATGAGCCAACAAATTAGTTGTCATTGCCACCTTGCTAGTCAATTGGGCTATGTAGAATGGTCCTCCTATTTCGTCCAATTTGCCCATTTTCGACAGCTTAGATACGACCAACATCATATCGACAACATCTCCATCCTTTGCCACCTGGTCTATAGCATCATATACTGCCGCATTCGCTTCATTAAAGAAAACATCCTTTGTCAATACGGAAGAAACGGCATTGATAGCAGTAGATTCGATCAGCAACATCCCAAGAACAACTGATTCGACATCCTTATCCGACGGTAGGTTAAAGCTCTTCATACTGACTGCTTCCTGATTGCTGTTTTTTCTCATTTTTCATTCTCCTTTCCCATGTTCTGACGGAAGCCTTCCAATCTTTCATTTTCGACTTACCAACCATCCAGTTCTTCGACTGGTAAAAATCATGAAACCACTCGGCATCTATCCCGTTATTCCGTTCTCTGCAATAAGATTCGATTTCAAAAATAGAAGGAGGGGAGAAGGCTTTGGCCTTCGACTTGGAGGAATCGGAAGATTCCGACTTTTCAAAATTCCCCCTCTCTTTATCTTCTAAACTATCTTTATCATTAGAACTATCTTTGTTACTATAACTAATACAAGAATTAGATACTACGTTAGTAGTAGATAATTCTATTTCTTTTCTTTGTTCAGTATTGTTCGAGCTTTGTTTGAACATTGCTTGAACATTGTTCGAACATTGTTCATTTTTCATGTTCAAAGCTTTCATTCTTCTAGCTTGACCAGACAATTTACCTGCATTCACCCTTCTCTCTCTCTTTTCAAGCATCAATTCCATTCTTTCTCGTAGAGATCGTGAGAAAAAGAACTCATCGTTTTCAATGACAAACAACCCGTATCCCGACACAACTGTCTTTAACTTTGACTCTGACACCTTAAACCGATTTGCCAATGCCGGTATAAGGAGTAGTGACATCTTGTATTCAGGTTGCTGTCTGAGCATTTCCACTAAGCCCCAAAACATCCCGTAACCCTCCATTCCGAGTTGCTCTATCAGCAACATGCATTTGGGGTCACTCATTGCATTCGCATCATGCGAAAAGTATATATTTTCCCTGTTCATAATTATCGACGATTTTTATCCTTTTTCAAAAGGTCAATCACCAGATCTACATCAAATACAATCTGCCTACCGACCTGTGTATATGCCTTGTCTATTTTTCCGCTATTTTTCACTTTTTGTGCAGTAGCGTTAGAGCAGTTCAACAATTTAGCCAATCCTGATATCCCATATACCAAATTTCTTTTAGGGATTCCAATAGGCTCCACATTCGAGATATTGATTACATTTTTCTTCTGTAATTCAATAAACTCACCTACAGTCAATTGCCATATAGGCGTATCCAAATTATACATCAGACTTCCACCTCCTTATAAGATTCAAAACCACCGTATTTTTCTAAAGCTACTGATCTGATTTTCTTAGCTTTGTTTGTGTTGTAGAAGAAGCTTAATGATTGACTAACAAACGTCCTTGAAACTTTTAGCTCTTCTGCAATTTTTTTTATACTCCCAAATGGAGTAACAATCACTTTAATTTTCTTTCCCATATCTCAATATGTTGCATTTATACTTTATATTTGCACTGTTCAAATGACAAGTGCAAATATGGTGAGTATTTTCGGTATAAAAAAATATTACACCGAGTATATTCGGTGTAATAACATTAATTAACATGATATATTATGGAAATAAGAGATAGAATTATACAATTTGTTGATTACAAAAGAGTTAGCGTTACATCTTTTGAGAAAAATATTGGAGCTTCAAAAAGCTACATCAGCAACACAAAGAATATTTCAGCGAAAGTATTATCCAATATCCTCCGAATATACCCGGAATTATCTCCTGAATGGATTTTAACAGGGGAAGGAACCATGCTTAAGAAAGAAAATGCAGTCCAATCAATTTTACCTATAAAAAGTGAGGACAAAGGAGTTCCATATTACAATGTTGATTTCGTTGGAGGATTCGATATGGTGATTAACGATCAGACTACAATACCGGAGTATCTTATAGATTTTCCGAAATACAATGAGGCAACCTGTTGGTGTAACGTAACAGGGCACTCGATGGAGCCAGAAATAACGCATGGTGACATAATAGCCCTGAAGAGGATAGAAGATATATCATTCCTTCCGTATGGCGAAATATACGCCATAGTCACAAAAAATGAAATGCGCACAATCAAAAGAATAGGACCTTCTCAAAATAAAGATTGTTATTCTTTGATTCCTACTAACAAATCACCTGAATATGGCGTACAAGAATTACCGAAAGAAATGGTAAGGATTGTATTCAAAGTACTTGGGTGCATGAAAAGATTATGATAAAATAATCAATATTTCGCCTCATTATCAAAATCGTGAATACACATAGCAATACTCATTAAGTCAGATATACAGTATCGTGTTTTTTCAGCAATATCTGATTCTGAGCACAGTATCTCTTTTGAAATGTACATCAATTCAGATACGAGTTTCTTTAGGCTCGATATATTGAGCACCGACCTTCCAAGATCTGCAAGGTCAAAAATCTGATTTTCAGTAAGACCTGGAAATCTTTCTACAAATTCTTTTTGTTCCATGTTTTTTAGATTTAAAAACTGCTATTATTAGCTGCCTGTTAATTAAACAAGATATAGAGACTTTTTGTTTTAAAATAAAAATTAAATTATACATTTGTCATGATAAACAAATATTATCACATATTTCTTCTTGATAAAGAAAAAGGGAAAGAAGATGCAAAACTACGTCTACGAGTTAGATGGGGTAAAAATATAGTGGCTTTTAATATAGGATTTCGCGTTGATATTAACAAATGGAGTTTGGAAACGCAACGATGTAAAAACAACACCACACATGGAAAGAAAAAAATACAAGCATCTGTAATCAATAGAGAAATAAACTTATACGAAACTGCCGTTGAAAATATATTTAACAAATTCAACAATGAAAGAAAAACGCCTGATAAGGAAGAATTTAAAGCACTATTTATTAAAGAAATAAGAGGAATAGATATAGATAACGAAAAACATTTAGATAAAAATATATGGAAGTATATTGATGATTTCACGAAAGAAATAGGGATGAAAAACAATTGGACACAAGCAACATACCAAAAATTCAAAACACTAAAAAATCACCTTATATCATTTAATAATCAGTTATCTTTTGAAGAATTAAACGAATTAGGATTAAATAATTTCATGACCTTTTTAAGAGACGATATTAATTTACGAAACAGTACTATAAAAAAACAAATATCTTTTCTAAAATGGTTCATGAGATGGGCTACATCAAAAGGATATAATAGCATTCGAGATTTTGAATCATTTGCTCCTAAATTGAAAGATACAGAAAAAAAAGTTATCTTCTTAGAATGGGAAGAATTAATGAAAATATATAATTTTTCATTTCCGGAAAACAAGAAATATTTGGATCGTGTAAGAGATGTTTTTTGCTTCTGCTGCTTCACGTCATTGAGATATTCGGACGTTGAGAATCTAAAACGACACAATATAATCAATGATACTATATACATAACAACCATCAAAACAGCAGACACAATATCTATCGAGTTAAATGACTACTCAAGAGAAATACTTAATAAATACAAAGATGATTTATATTCAGACAATAAAGCATTACCGGTAATAACAAATCAAAAAATGAATCAATATTTAAAAGAAGTTGGATACATATGTGGAATAGACACCCCTGTGACCATTACATATTATAAAGGCAATAAGAGAATAGATGAAACATTTAAAAAGTACGAATTATTAGGAACACATTGCGGAAGAAGAACCTTTATATGTAATGCCCTAATGATGGGAATACAACCAGAAGTTGTCATGAAATGGACAGGACATAGTGATTACAAATCGATGAAGCCATATATAGATATTGCTGATTCTGCAAAACATGAGGCAATGAAATTGTTTAACAAAAAACAATAAAGTCCCCAAAATAGTACCTTAAAAATAAAAGCCACTGATAATCAGTGACTTTTGTGGAGATGGAGAGATTCGAACTCTCGTCCAAACGAGGAATTAATCTGCTTTCTACATGTTTATCTTCGCCTTCGATTGTCGGGTGCAAGCAAGACCGAAGCCACCCACTTGAACCTTATCCTCTAAAATTTCACTTGGAGCCCGAGACTTACTCCAAACTATCTCCGATATTGCTGCACCACCTGATCGGAACGCTTCGGAGCCACAGCATCCGGGTGATGTCACGTCCCCGCAACTTTTGCAGGGATTAAGCTTGAATCTACTGTACTTCGATTAAGCAGCGAGAGCGTAATTGTTTTCGCCAGTTAATTGTTCGCCGTCTGAGATTTAAGTGCAAGCCGACCACGCACTACATGCTTACAAACCACTTCTACCCGCTGTCTAAACCGGTCATCCCCATGATTTGTGAGTACAAAGATACAGAAAAATCGAAAATCTTTGTACTCTATTTAGTTTT